AAAAAGAACGGGTCCATTTCTGGACCCGCTCTGGTTAATAGTGTAATACTAATAGATCTTAGAAGTATACAGCACTTGATCCTGGAGTGAACTCCTGGCCAAGATTCTGTACAATAATGACGTGATAGTAAAGGTTAGCACCAAAGATATTGTCGACAACACCGTAACGGGTAAGAAGTCCTACGCGTGGTGCGAAGTCGTTCGGTCCGATTGTGCGCTGAACCATAACTGGGATGTATGGGCAATAAATAATACCTGTGTCATAGAACTCAGGTCCCTTATATCCAAGAAGTGCGTACTCAACGTTAGTAGTACCACCACCGTATACGGTAGGTGTATAGTTACCAGACTGAACTTCAGTACGTGTATCACGGTAAACGTTGAAACGTCCACCAAGTGATCCAACCTTGGCAATACCAACAGGCTGTGTATTTACATCACCCTGTACAGGTACCCACTGGAATTCAGGGAGCATCTCAAGGATAGCACATACACGTGGAGTAGCAACAACGAAGTTAGCAGCACCACGACGGTTACGTACAGCAATGCGGTTAGCTTCGATAATCAAGCGCTGGTAGAAGTCACGGTTACGCTCAACGAGCCAGCGACCATCAGCAGAAGCAGGGCTCCATACTGAGAAACCAGGTCCAAATCCTGCACCAAGTGCGGACTGGATCATGCGCATAAGCATCTCACGATCGATTTCAGCTTGGATCTCGTAGCTCATGGCATTAGTGATCTCAGCGTCAATGTCGATTCCGTTCATGTTCTTAAGGTCCTGCTCAAGTTCAACTGACCAACGAGCGCCGAGGCGACGTGTACCAGCTTCAACAGCAGTCTTTTCGAACTTAACTTCAACCTGTGGAATGTTTCCAGTGATCTCGAAAGCAGAAAGGATCTGTGCGACACCTTTGTCTTGATCAGCGAAAGCCCAATATCCAGCATCTCCGGTAAGGTCAGCAGAGCTGGCACCAGTGAAGCGGGTATCAAGAAGCTGATATCCGAGTTCAGTCTGCGGAAGGCCAACAGAACCTGAAAGACCTGGGGTCTTAGCAGCTTGTCCGCCTGCTCCAGCAGCAGTTTTTCCATCGATTCCAGTACCGAGGTACTCATTCTGGTAAGCATAACGCAAAGCGAATGCAAGACCAACTGGTCCACTCATAGGCTGAACACCAACGATTTCGTTAGTAATAAGCTCTGGGAATGTACGACGAATCATTGGGATAAGCACCTTAGGAAGGCGAGCATCGTTCGGGGCATATGTATCGGCTGAGTTGGAGCCACCTGCTACGTTAGGGTTGAATTGTACTCCACCCTGAGCAGATCCACCAAGAGCTCCACCACCAGTGGAGTTGTCCTCTTCGATACACCATTTCTCCTGGTTCTCCAGGAGGACCGCGGTATTAAGGCGGGTATGATCATCTTCAATAGCTTTAACGCTATCAGATGTATAGTCAAGGACTGGTGCCCACTTCTCCAAAAGAGTAGCAGCCCGGTCCTGATCAATAAATGATTGTGGTTTGTTCATAATAATATATTTTTTTGTTTTGTTTCGACCTTTCATGGGACTAAATCCCAAGTTACTCAGACACTATCCGTGTCTCATTGTTCAGGGTGAAAAATTATTTCATCTTGTCCAGACCCGCAAGATACGGATTAGCTGGTGTAGAAGGTTTTACTTTCTCCTCAACGACTATTTTTGGAGCATCAGCTTTCACAGTGCGATTACTAATAGCTTCTTCACGAATAACTGCCATTTGCTCTTTTTCTTTCTTGTCAAAGAGACGGGAAGTGTATTCGAAATTCTCTGTGATAAACTTTGCTGATTTATCACTCAAAACTTTCTTAAGATAAGCAGCTTTCTTATCATTAAAGCCTGAAAGTTTCTGCTCAAGAACAAGTCTTGATGCAGCATCTTCATATGCTTCTTTAAGATGTTTATTTTCAAGTTTGATAACATCGAACTCAGACTTGAGCTCATCAATTTGAGATTTACCATCTACAATAGCTTCCTTAACTGACTCACTCATAAGTGAAGAGTCAACAGCAAGCACTGAACGAAGATTAGTAAGGACGGAGTATGCTGTCTTATTTTTAGTAGCTTCTTCAATAGCAGCTACAGGCATTGCTTCGTCGATATATTCTTCAATATAACTGGAAATAGACTCAACAAGTTGCTCTTTAAAGTCAGATGCACCTTCGTTAAGTTCAGTTTCATATTTTCTAATAACTTGTACCAATTTGTTGGCGTTATTCTTATCTACAGCTTCAACAACTGTCTGCATCTTAGAAGTATGGTCACTATCAATTCGTGTGACCAGCTCTTCAAGCTTTTCAGCATAGAGTTCATCTTGGCTAGTAAGGGCTGCTTCAACAGAAAGCTCGACTTTCTCTTTAAGAGCCGTCTCAATGACACTCACGCTCTCTTCGGTGAGGACATCTTGTAGTTCTTTTGGTAATAGGTCTTTATTCATAATTTAAAAGAGTGGTTTTTCTGCTGCTTGTTTTATTCTTGATTCAAGCTTATCGTTAACAGCCGATTGTAAATATTTATTCGCAGCAGCGTAGTTTTTATCGGAAATTGCATCGATAAACTTAACTATCTTAGTTTTGGTAGTGGATTCCTTGGCCATATTCTTATTTATTAAATGTTTTATTAAAATCAAATTTTGTTAATGAATGTCATAATTCTTTCGAGTAAATATTTTTCTACTTCTTTTTTAGGAAGCTTACCTACTGCTCTTTCAAAATTATCATAAATCTCTTCATATTTACCATCATCAGCAAGTACCCACTGCTTTGATTCTAGTATACCGTTAACAAAAGCTTTAGGATATGAAGGATCAGCAACACAATCAATAGCAACTAAACTCATATTTTTAACTGTATTATGCTCTCTACCCTCTTCAAGAGTACCAAGAGCACGTGATGACATACCAACTTTTACACCATCATTTACTAATGCACGGACTATTTTACCACACGGTGTGGATAATACTTTAGATTTTCCGTAAAATACATTACCATCTTGAGTCATTTCTGTTACCATATGACAGGCGCGTTCAAGATCAACATCAGCTGTTGATGGGTGATTTAGCTCTCCCATTGCGCGTCCTGGTTTAACCATCTCTTCATTATAACGAGCAACCTCCCGCTCAAGCTCATGTAGAGGGTACATTCTCTTATTCTTATTAACTCCTTCCGCCATCATATAAGGTCCCTTAATAAAAAGATTTGATGGAGAATCTTTATTAGTTTCTTCTTCAATAATCTCAAATTGATCATTAAGATCTGGATTTTCACATACTAGATTAAGTTTAAGTGACATACTATTATTTATGCCCGAAAGCTACGAAAGCTCTTTTTCTGTCAATATTAACCACTTATAACCTCTACCCTTGCAGTATTTTCTCGCAGCTTTCCATTTTGCTTGATTTTTAACAAATTGAACTTGCTCATATATAATATGCTTTTTCTGTTTATATTTTGTAGTAGGTTTGAGAGTTTGTTTATATGGCTTAATTTCTACAAGATATTTAGTAATATTATTATCTTCTTTAATAACAACATAATTATCTACATAATATCTATGATTACGCTTTGTTAGAGGATTATAATAAGGAATAACGACATTCTCACTACCCCATCTAACTACTTTAGGGTTATTATCACAGAATCGAAAAAATTTTAATTCTAAACCAGATCTATATATAGCACGTTCACCGATAAATTTATCGATATTCTTAGGTACAAATATACCTTGTCTATATCTAGAATTTTTATTCATTATCCAACAATGAATAAAGCTGGATCTGTATCTCCTAATCCTGGTGAAGCACCTTCCAATAGTTTTGTTTCAAGCTCTGCTTTCTTTTGTGTACCTTCGTTAAGCAAATCATAATTAAGAGCACCTCCTCCGAGTAGGTTAACACTACCAAACTTACCTCTAACTCTACCAACAGTTATCATTGATAAAGCTAATGCATATTCATATACCCACTGCTCTTTAATAACATCTCGTATTGGTCGTTCAATATAACAAGAAATAACCCCGTAAAATCTTTCTGTTATTGGTTGCGGATACATTTTTAAGTATTGTGTACGTGGATCAAACTGTAGATCTTTTCTCAAAGCAAGAACTTTCTCACGTGTATCAATCCATTCTTTCATTGTATACCATGAAACTAGATCAAAACCATAATTACCCATTGCATATGAGAAATAGGTTTGCTGTGCTAAGGTTTGTTCTAGAGTAAACAGGGTGTTAATACCTGTGTTTGAACCTTCTTCGAAGTCGGTAACTTCAATTACCTTTCTATAATCCATAACATCATAGTCAAAAACATTTTGATATTGAGTTATATCTGCTGCTGTACCGGCTTGTGTTAATGTCTTTCTAACAGTAGGTTTAAAAGCAGAAAGATTATCAAGTGAGTTATCTATTGCTGTAATATTTGCAACTAGTGAGTAATCAAATAGTTCACCAGGCTCTATACCATCTTTAAATGTAGCGCTCAATGAGCTTTGCGCAGCGAATATAGAAGACAGTACATCAGTTTGTGCTACATAAGTAATATCAGGTGTTTCACCATAAAATTCTGAACTAGGCCCTAGCGGATTAGTACCTGCAACTTGTTTAGCTGCAGTATCCATATCAGTGTTAGCCAATGTGTAAAGCATATCAAGTCGAATGCCTTTGTTTGTCTCGTATAGATTTGAGTCAAAAATCATATACTCACGTGTATAACCTGCATACTTTGTAAAATATTCAACTGCAATTTGAATATTCTCTCTAAGTTGATCAGAGTGTATCTCAACAGATACAAGTGGATATCCTAGTGATCTTTTAATCCTATCACCTAGTCTATCATACGTATCAATCTTATTATTAAGATTTGTTGATAAGAATGCCGATAAAGGTGAAATAACACATGCGGAAGCCATGTAATTATTTATGCCGATGACTAAATAATTGTATGGCTAATAATGCAGAATCTAAAAATGGATATGTAAATTTTAATCTTTGTAGGTCTTTTAATCAACATATTAAAACTTCAATGACGATTTTAACCGGAGCCGCGATTCCTGGCGAAGCAGCAGCAACCAGTACTACAGGTTTAGCTTTAACAGGTGGACATCCTTGCTCGGAAATAACTATATGGAATAGGACAACTAATACTCTTACAGTTTATGATAATGATTATTCAGATGCTTTGAACGGGTTTATACTCTCAGCGGGTGAGCAGTTTACTTTCAGAGGCTTAACTAATGTTGCACAAGTGTCAGCAACGGCTACAACCGCTGGTAACATTTACTATAGAGCTCAATATTACAGCTTTAATCCTTCACGATAGAGTTTAGATATCATCAGCTGCTCCAGCTCCGGAGGTATCTGTCTCAACATCTGTATCAACATCTACATCTGTTGCGTCGCCAGCTTCTGCAGCTGAGCCGCCGCCAAACTCTGGTATACTACCATCACCAGCAACTCCTCCTCCTTCGCCTCCGATCGCTCCGTCAGCGCCTCCAACTGCAGCAGCCATTTGCTCTTTCCAAAGCGGACCACCAGCTTGAATTTGGCTTAATTCCCATTGCATTTCTGCATCCTTCCGGAGGAACTCTCTGTTAGCAAGAATATCTCTATCTTTCCATCCAAGATATTTCTTCTGAGCGTAAGTAGTAGAGATAAATTCATTAGATGCTAAATTATTAAAGTTAGCAGCTTTAAGCTCAAGCTTCTGACTTTGTCGCATTTCAAAGTAATTAGATGGTACGTTGAATACAATATCTAAATTAGTCTCTACCAAGTTATATTCCTCCCACAACCCACGAAGTTTAAGGTGAGTAGTAAATCCTTTCTTAATTGCTGCAGCAAATTTCTGTTGCTGTCGAATAACAAATTTTGCAAACTTAAGCTCCTCACGTAAAATAGATGCTGGATCTACAGTACGATCTTCTGGATCAATACGAGTAGTTGGTACTTTAAGAGCTCTATATAGCTTCTTAATAAAGTACATTAAGTCTGCTAACTCACCGAGATTAGCACCTCCAGGAAGCTGTTTAACAGAAGTGCCTTCAGAACCCTGTCGTTTAGCAAACCAAAATGCATCAAGCATTGATTGCGGATTAAATTTATTAACTACATTAGTTTGGTCGTTGTCAAAGGTCTTACGAGCCCAATAGTTCTGAATAAGCTTTCGTAGATATGCTTCAGCTTTTGGTGGAGCCATATTACCAACATCAACGTTAAATACGAGACGTTCTGGAGCTCTTACCAAACGATAGATAACAATAGCATCTTCAATAAGAGAAAGCTGACGATAAGGTCGACGAGCATTCTCAAGGAAAGGAATAACATAATCCTTAGTATCGTTATAAACTCCAGAATTAACATAAACCAATTGATTCTGCTCCATAGGAATCATTTCTGTCTTCTCGACTTTATCTGGCTGCGTAGGGCTAAAGATTGGCTTCTTATAGATATAACCCTTAACTAACATATTCTGAATATTATTATAAACAGGTTCAACAATTTCAGCAGGTATATTAATTAAACCAAGGACACCCTCTTTAACATAATCATCATGTAGAATCATTTCAAAGAACACCTCACCCTCAACTAATAGCTGCCTAAAATATTGCCAACCTTTATGTTTAAGCTCGAAATAATCGATAAATTTAGAAAACTCTTCATCGATATCCTTTTTCTCATCAACGGTTAGATCAATATTTTCATAGTTAATAGTAGCTACTCTACCATTCTCATCTACATTAATAAATTCATCACAAATCTCATCAAGCGCATCTGCTACTTCAGAATAAGCTGACATTATACGATAATCTCTTAATCTTCCACCTTTATCAGCGTCAAGATTAGCATACATTACATCAGCAAAGGAACTATCTTTACCAAAGTCCCCTATTGGAATATTATTATACGGGTTAGAGGAACTAACTGATGACTTAACTAAGGCCTCTGCTCTTTGTGTACCATTTTTCGCAAAGTACTTATACTTACTGTTAAGAGCATCATCTTCAGTCTGAGCATATGGCAACCTGTTCTGAATGTATTGAACCAAGTTTCTACCGAAAGAAGAAGCTTT